TGTTCATAGGTATTGTTTCACTACCAAAGGTGCTCATGAAATTACCTCTTGTTGAACCAGTACTCATCTGATATTGATAAACAGCAGTATTCAAATAGTTTTGAGACCCATTCAAGTTTGTTCCTGAATAGTAATACTTTTGAGACATTTGCTTATTGTCTTGAACACCAGGCCATATCATAATACCATAAGGTTGATTGCTCGCATCAGTCAATGACAATGTGCCACCTGTGTAAGATGTGTATGCTGAATAGTTTGTCGGTATCTCTGTGATTGTTCCTCCTGAGGTGTATTGCACCCCGAATAAGAGACGATATTCGTTGATGTGATAGATGTTATCAAATCCTTCATAACCCCCGTTAAAACCATTGGAAAATGAGTATGTGGAGGTTCTATCATTGACGATGGTTGCTTGTGATGTATCAGCAGAAACTGATGTCGTTTGAGAGTCAGCAACTCTTACCAAATACGGATCCTGTTGTGCTGTTCCTGATGTGACATTTGCAATACCCCCCATGTTTCTTGGGTTCTTATCTACAAGATTATAGATTATAGATTCCACATTGAATATACAATTACCATACTGGTTTGGTGGAACTAATAATCTGGCTACCTTACCAAAATCCTGAGTTGAACCTGAGTCATTTTGATATGGATTTTTATAGACATCAACAACCAATCTGATGTCGGTGTATGCCGAATAATCATTCATCACGACATTCCATGTGTGGTCTGCGTGTGATGGGGTTGCTTCCAACGGCATCTGTCTTATATTCAAAGTTAAACTCATTGTATTATATTTGTGATGGTAATTCTTTTGTTATTGATCGTTCTATAAAGTTATTCACATCCTGAGAAATCATGTTGTAAATCTCTTGTAATTCTCCTTGTAATTCTGCTGGTGGATTATCAACCAAATCTAATAATCCATCAAGTCCTTTATCATAAATATTGGCAGAACGAATACCAAACTTAAATATGTTTGTTTGTATGGCGAAGGCAAAACTTAGATTGGGGATAAATTGACCCTTCTTATTTCTACCCTTTAATCCCCTAACTTTTATCCAATTCAAAATTGCGTTTATGGGGACTCTCTTTTTCTCTCTTCTTCTACCTAAATTGACATTCTCAAAATAATCAATATAAGATATTTCTAATGTTGGGTTTCCATCACTACCAGTTATTACCTCATAATCTATTGAGTTCAATAACTTACCTGACGCAACCTTATTACCCAATCCTCTCTCAGGATTACCATACGGAAATTGTTTTTTCTGTATCTCTTTTTTTAGATAACCAGTAAATAACTTTCCGTATTCATTTAATGCTTCTGTGGTTAAAGGTAATGGGACTTGTTGGAACATATTATAAAATGTATAAAGGTTCTACAACTGGTGGATTCCATTCTATTAGTGGTAAATCTTTTACCCACATAACATCAGGATTTATATTATCATCCATTTCAACTGTGGATATAATCCAATCACCATTTCCATCTTGGACGGGGTTAAAATATGAGAATGGTTCATATTCAATACCAACCAATTCTTCTTTCTGTTCTATTGTTAAAAGTCCTACTAGCATATTTAATAATTTCTACCTAATGTGGTTTCAAAGTTATGTATTAAAGTGTGTAATGTTGTTTGTTTAGTTCCATTCATATTTGTACCGAATAATATTGATGCCATCCTTGCTGGTGAATAACCACTGGACCAAGGATTTGTACCATTTTGAGCCCAGTTCCATAACAAATATTTATGTGTTGATACTGGTGTTGTAAATGTTCTTGTTATATTGGATATTTGAGAACCATTTTTATATGCTTGATAGGATGTTGAACCACTAGCATTTACCATATAAAATCCTGGTGTAACTGCGTTGGCTACTTGTGCGAATTGACTCGCATTACCTAATGAATGTGCATAAGTATTTCCGTTATTATATTTCGCGCTTATTAAACCTCTATATCCTGGTCCGCATCCAAATTCAAATGTATCTAATGTTGCTACTGTAAAGTTGTTATTGATATAGACCGAGAAATAAACACTATTAGGATTTATTAAACTTTGAGTAAATGATGGGTCAGCATAAGCATTACTATTATTTCCTGTTGAACCTGAATAACTATGTGACATTCCACCAAAGAATGTTAAGTTATATGCACTTTGTAGTTTTGATTCTAACCTACAAGATGCCGCAACTCCACCTAATTGAAGCCACATAGCAGAAATATCATTGTATAGCCCTGCTGATTTTAGTGATGTAAATAATGTATTTGTTGCCCCACTCACAGTTGCGGTTATTCCCGTTCCACCCGCACTCAATACTGCTGCCAAATATGCGGCTGCGTCAGAGTCAAATGGTTGTGTTGGAGTAGGAGTTGGTGTCGAGGTATTCGTAGCAGTTGTTGTTGGGGTTTGAGTATTAGTTGCAGTTATACTTGGAGTTGGTGTAGTTGTAGGTGTCTCCGTATTTGTTGGAGTCATTGTAGGAGTACTTGTCGGAGTTGGAGATGGTATTCCAGCAGTTGATGTTGGAGTTGCTGTCGGTGTCGGACTAACAAATGGTAAGAATGGAGCATCACATCTATCAAGAGGTGTCTTCACTTCAATAGTAATATCAGCAACCCATCCCCCTAATAAGTCATCATACTTTTCAAGGAATGGGGTGCAAACAATCGGTGTATTCAAATAATATAACTCATTAAAATTACCTAATGAATTCGTAACAGATAATCTAAACTGACCCAATATATCGTCCATGATTTGTAGTGTATCTGATAATACATCTACTTGGTTTTCTAAACTCCTCTGTATAATGTCTGATACTATGAATGTAAATTTATATTCCATAAATCCAAACTTTTGTATAACATCATTTGGTATAACATAGAAATATGGATAGTATGGTGAGTTGAATTGTGTATTATCTTCCTTCAACCTCATCTCATTCCAATAGGTAAATTCATCCATCTTACCAAATCCATAAGATTGAATCTGTTTGTGATAATCAGACAATATCCTAAAATCGTCTGTGAATGTTTTTAAGTTGATTCCGTTGGGGTGAGTGATAGACGCACCAGTCCATTCGTTAAAAGCCGCAGCACATCGGTCTAATGAGGTCATCGTCTTTATCCTCAATAGACCATTCCAACCATTTAGATCGTCGTCCTGCTCCCCCAAAAATGGGGTGCAAACAACCTCATCATCAACATAGTATTTGTCGTAGTAATTACCCAATACATTTGTGGTAGATAACCTGAATTGTGATATTACATCTTGTAGTATTTGTAAGGTGTCAGATAAGGTGTCTTCATTATTTTGTAATGAATCTTCAACAATATCTGATACTGTTGTATTGAACTCCCAAACTTTATATTGTAAGTCATTCTCAACCTTTGATGGAACAATGTATAATAGAGGATAATATGGAGATTGATATTCCGTATTTTCTTCCTTTAATCTTGATTGTGTCCAATAGGTAAGTTGGTCAATGTCCCCCAAACCAAATGAGTTCAACTGCTTATGTAAGTTTGCCAATGTTTCAAAGTCCGTTGCCAGTGTCTTAAAATTGACTTCCTTTGGAGTTGGACTTGGGGTTGGAGTTGGTGAAGACATATTATCTTTTCTGTATTTCTTTTATTTTTTTCTCTTGTTCCTGATTGTAGTCCATAAGCCACGACAAATGGTTGAGACAAGCCACAAGGGGGAGATTAGTAACACTATCAATTTTCCAAATTTTGTTCTCCGCGAGGAGAACAATTGCCTGATACCATCCCCAAAATTTACCCATCGTATTCTGATTTCCATCATCTTCCACATGAACGGGCTCTTGGAATAAAGTGTGGTAAGTTCTCGCAATCCCTTTCCCAAATTCAACAAAAAAAAAATCGCTGATTCTACGAATTTTACTGGTAAATCCTTGAAATCTTCTATTCTTGCTTTGATGTCTGACTTACCATAAACCACACCTTCTTCACAATATAAATAGGCTGCCAGTTCATTTAGATTAGCAACCTTATACGACTCATCTTTTTTCATGAATGTATCAATATCCACAAATTGACCAAATGATATTTTGTTGAAATCAACCAAGTTGTAGGTGATACCATGATGTTCAAAACTCTTGAATAACTTTTTGGATTCCTGATTTAGATACCTCCACAACTTGTCACCAGCAGTCCTGATTTCAAGTGCGTCAGCACTTTTGATTTCTTGCATGGAAATTCCTGTAACCTCAGAAATCATTTTGATATACATCTCTTCCTCATCTAATAGGTCTTTGTATATCATTACATTTTTCCATGATTCTATGGTTGGCTCTTTTACTTCATACTTTTGACCTTTGTGTTCTATGTAGGTTGTTTCCATATATCTATAAATATCTATTATTTTAATCTCTCATTTTACATCACATAGACCCCTGTGTTTCTCATTACCTTCATTTGTAGAATATATCTGAGCGCATCGATGATGTGATTATTTTTATCTTCGGGTTCATCTAAATTGTTCCCATTTTTATCTGACTTCCATACATAAGAGTTCAACTCCATTTGTAAGTTTAAGGAGTTTCTATGTATGAATAAATTGTGTCTTTTGATTTGGTCGATACCAGCAAGGATTTGATCCTTCTTGACTGGTTTTGCGTTTATTCCTGAACGGGACATCTCCGCTATTGCCTGAGGTGCTGCGGAATCTACTATAAAATCGTCAGTTAGATTGATACCCAAATCTTTAATCTTATAGATAAAATCAGATATGGTTGTATTCCTCAAATACAATAGTTCCTCACAATAAATTGAATCCCCATCTTTATACACTTTGACTAATGTGTTGGGGTCATTGAACCCAATGTCAATTCCGTATCCCAATAGTTTTGCCCCCTGTGGTAATTCATCATAAATCTGTTGATGACTGAATACAACTCTTGTTGGAATACCCTTTTGACCAAGACCAAATACCCTCCAAATTTGAGGGTCTCTTGTTCTTAGTTTCTCAATCTCCTCCACTTGTTGTTGGGGTAGAAATGGATTGTCGAGGTAAGTCACAATCGTGTAGAATGTGTCTGATTGTTTTTCCATATCATACAACCATGACTGCCATAATGATGGGTTGAAATCCAATATCATTCTCTCACTTGTTCGTAGTGATAGTTGAACATATTCATCATAAGTTATTTCTGTTGCCTCATTTATAAAACACACATCTCTTTTTCTACCCCTAACCTTTTCCTCCGTATCGAGAGAGAACCATTCAATAATGTTTGACCCAATCTCAACATAACCATCTACCGAGTGCCATTTGTTGGAGTCATACATATCTAATTTTATTAGTATGTCTTTTAGATCTCGTAGGACTGAACCTTTGAGTGAGGGGAGTGTCTTACGCACAATGGAATATACTTTATTCTCTTCATTGAGAATGTTTATTACCATCCATAAAATAATGTTATATGTTTTCCCCGCACGAGAAGAACCCTGAAATACATAGTTTCTGTAATCAGGGTTCAATAGGTCTTCAAAGGTTTGTGTTGTGGATATCTTCAACAGGTTATTCTTTAACTTGAATCTTCACAGTTTCTGTCTGTGCTGATTTTGATGCCTTCCACTCCTCATGTTTCTTATATGCGAAATTGACTGCTTTTTGCCAGTTCTCTTGGTTGAGTTTGTTTCTGTTTTTAACTCGTTTGTTGTGGGCTTTTCTACCCCCTCTTACTTTGCTTCTTGGCATTAGAATAATGATTGTTGTACTGGTTTATTCTGTTCGTGTTGTATTCTTGCGGATGCTATATCCATATACTCTTGT